CTGCAGTGTTTAACGTGTCGTGAATATCAGACTGCTCAGTGCGTTGTTGCATCTCAACTGCCACCGAAGCATTGGTGATCACCGGCGTCTGCGTTTCATCCGTGGTGCTAGCAACCACGCGGAACTGGAATGCCCTGCCGCGCACTGTGGCATTGGCGAAGTCGCGCCAATCGCTCCAGTCCGGGTCGCCGGTGGGATCATCTGTGGTTGTACGTACTTCCATTGCAGCATTAACGCGATCGCCTAAGTCGTCGATCGTGCTCCAAGTGTCGATCAATGCTTCCTTGGTATCCCACAATGCGCCAGGGATATAGCTGCTGACGACCAGCGTCCGCCGCAGGTTGATGTCATACACCTGCGATAGATCCAGTGCTGTTGGGTTTAGTAGATAGCTACCCGTCTCAACCGATCCACCGACGTTATCAATCGACTCCAGCCCATCCCAGTTGCCGTCTTGCGCCATATCATCAACCCAGATGTCATTGGTCAGCGAGACACCGTTTAGCGCAGGGTCGTAGTAGGTGTTGTCAAATGATCCAGTAAACGGCGGATGCGTGATGGTTTGCACCGCCAGCCGCGGCAATGGCTCCGGCAGATCAACGATGATCGACGCCGCTACAGTAGAGCGGTTGCCGGTGTCATCTTCGAACTTGATTAAGTAGGTGCCTTCCAGTAATGGCACCTGCTTCTGCGTTTGACCGCCAGCAGCGGCAGCCACGATCTCTTGCGCATTCTCCCAAACTGCACCCGATAGCGTTGCTTGATGCCTGATGAGCACCTTGCCGTTGAGGATGACATCTAGTTCGGTGCTGCGGTTCCAGCTAATGATGGCACTGGCTTGGTCGATAGCAACGAGGCTTAACCCGGTCGGTGTTGCTGGCGGTGCAGTTTTGCCAACTGCTTCGATCTGTGTTGTAGCAGCAGTTGGCGACAGCCTTAAGTTGTCAGGGTTGACGCTGTAAACCTCAATGTCATAGGTGCCAGCAAGCGCAACATCAATGCCATAGGCAAGCGTCTGCTGATCGACTTCAGTCCAGTTGCCATCATCAATCCGCCAGCGGACGCGATAAACATCAACGCCATCTACCGCTGGCCATGACACATCAATCTGCGCTAGCACAATGCCATTGCTTTCAAAGATGCGTTCCGTAGCTACAACGTATGTCGGCGCTTCGTAAACGATGTTGAGGTTAGTGATGTCGCGCTGTTGCAGCGGCACGTCACGCTCGATGTAGTCGTATTTGGTGCTGTTGTAGGCAACTGCGCTGATTGTGTAGAGAGCCTCATCTTGCTCGGCAATGCTGATCACGCGCCAAGTGGATGCCTCTAGATCTGCAGTTTGATACACCCAGATGCTGTTTGGATTCGGTGCACTGCTGTATGCACTGCTGACCGTGATCACATTGCCAACAATGCTGCTAACGGTCTTTAATTCAACTGTCCCATCAGACAAAATCACAGATAGCGTCGGGCTAGTGCCAAGGACTAGATCGCTGGCATCATCAACGGTGATTGCAGTAGTGGTGGCAGATGCAATACGACCACCGCGGCGCTGCTGGCTGCGGGTTGGATCTGCGATCTCGATGATCTGCCCAGGCTGCACGATCACACCAGCATCAAGCGATGCCGTGAATGACACTACCTGCGTCTCGTAGCGGTTGGAATACAGCAGCCACTCACCAAGGCGATGAGCTTGCCCGCGACTGGTGCAAGCAAATGCTTGGATCTCAGCCTTCTGCACGCCGTAACGCTGGATGCCGTCCAGATCCTCGACAACCTCCTGCGCAATGTCGCGTGTCTCCATGTTGAAATAGGAGACAACAGCAACAGTTGGGCGTCCCTTTAGATTGCTGTTTTGATAGGCAAAGCCTTCCTCTGTGACATTCGCCAGCGTGAATAGATGCGCGATTGAATCCGGTGCATCCTGCGCAATGCTTAGTGAGCCCTCCGTCCAAAACGGCATGGCGCGGAACACTGAGCACAGATCATTAACCAGCTTGTATGCATCTTCTAATGACTGAATGTTGACGTTACAGGAGAAGCGTGGCTCTTGCCCGCCAAAGCCATCGGGCACCGTGGCGCCGCAGTATTGACTGGCGCTGAAGAATGACCACTTATCAAGTTGCGCCGGCTGGATGTGATCACCAAACCCATAGCGCGTTGATGTCAGTAGATCCCATAGGATCCATGCCGGGTCGCTGCACCATTCTTTGCTGGCTTTGAAATTACCGCCCCATGCGCCGCTGTATGACAGTGCACCGGTGGATTGGTTGACCGTGGCATTGTCTGGTATCGCAATCTTGATGCCACGCACGCGATAGCTGCGTGATGGGATGTTGCCGATCTGCCTTGCATCTAACCTGATGCCAACCAGTGCTGCATTGGGATAGCGCAGTCTGCCGTAGATGATCTTGGTGTATGAGGACCACTCAAAACGATTACGCAGTGATGCCTTGGTTGAATCTGCAGTGACTCGCGTCACCTTGATGTCAACCGGAAATGCACCATCAATCTCAATTTGATAGTCGCGGTTGTATGGATCAAGTGTCTTGCCGTTGATCGTGTCATCAATGATTGTCTCGTATGACCCACCGCTGTAGCGCCGTGCAATCTGCACGCGCACCTTGGCGCCTTTGCTGCCATTGCTGGAGAACAGCACAGGGAATCGCAAGGTAACGCGCACTGCATCAACGTTGTTATCGGTGATCGTGCGGATGACTGGATTATCTTTTTCTACGGTTGCGCCGACTGTTCGTTCTTCATCAATTGACTGATCGCCGAACTTGATCGGTGCTTGATCTTTGGTGCCTAATGCGGTCGTATCGACGCTGACGTTTTGGAAGTTGCGCCGTCCGCTGCTATCACGCAATGGTGTGTTGTCGAAGAAGATGGACCGCTCGCCATCCACCAGGCCCTCGATTTCACCTTCGCTGATCAGGTCAATGATCTGCGTGTATTGCGTAGATTGCAGCGCCATCAGCCTTTTACCTGCACTGTATCAAGCCCGGCGCTGATCACCACCGATCCAGTGATCACTTCACCGTAAACGATTGGCACAGGCACGCCAGCACGTGAAGTATTTTGCACGCCGTTGAAGCTGAAGTTAGACCGTGGATCTTTGGATTGCGCAATCGGCAATGGCGATGCAGCAACACCTACCTGCGGCGCTGGCTGCGTAAGTGCAGATGATGCGTAAGCAAGACCTGCGCCAACAGCGCCGATCGTAAGGATGCGGCCGATGTCGCCGCCAATGATGGTGCCAAGGATTGCGCCACCAATGGCAACGAGTCCACCAGTTATTAGGTTGCTGCTGCTGCTTTTGCTTTGCGTGCCTTCAACTTCGGCTCTCGTTCTGAATCTGATCTCACCCGAGAACACCGGCACAATGCGCAGCTCTTGCGCACCGAGGGGATCATTCAGTTGCTCGTAACCAGTCAGCCTGTAGTCACCGATATAGATTGCATACCACTGGTTCAGGATGTGCTGTTTTACCTGCGGATAGTTTGCCGCTAGGAATCGAAATGCTTCGGCTGGTGTGCTAATTGCTGCCTTAAATACCCGCTGCCCGATGCACTTCGCTAGCTGCCCATACACTCGGATGGTATTCATCGGACCATTGCTCGGTGCGTGGATCAATGATAAACCAGCTCAATCCGCTGAGTTGTATCCCTTTGATATCCAGTCTAGACGGCTCAATACTGCCGCCTGGATGGCTGTGAATGATCGCTAGCACAGTGCCTGAGTCTTCTGCTGCTGCGTAGTCCAACGGATCCATGGCAAACTCTTCGCCGCTGTTTGCCATGTTGCGGCACGGCCAGTAGATCACCGCATCTGGCGCCAGCTCCACCAGTAGCCCGCACGACTCATTGGGATCTTGTTGCTTTGCGTGCTGCATTGCGGCATCACGCCAGGTAAGTGCTGACACCAGGGAAGCCTCCAAAGTTCAAGATGCCATCAGTGCGGAAGACGTAGTTTCGATCTGGTGTTGTGAACGTATACAAGGTGCTTGGCTGCGACTGCACTTCATAGAAGCTATAGGTGCCTTCGCTGCCGTTGACTTTACCTTCAAATGAAATATAGATACGCTTCAACCCGCTGCTGTTGCTAATGATGCTACCAACCCTAGCAGCATCTGCCTCGGTGATGGTAGGGCCAATAACATACAATCCGGATACGATATCTGTTCTATCTGGCACCACGAGCATTCTGCTGGTTGGATCTAGATCACGTGGATTGGCTGCAAAACCAAACTCTTGTACCTTTAGATAGGAGCTTGACTTGGTAGTGATTAAGGTTGCGATGTTCAGCCATGGCACAGGCTGGCTGAGCGTTACCGTCGTGCCGCTGATCTCCGCAATGGTCGTGCCGGTTTGGATGTTAAATCCGGTCACGATCATGCCAACAGCCAAGTCCGCCGCTGATGCCACCGTGAGCGTTGTCCTGCTGGTGTTCAATGTTGCGAGCTTTACGGCACTGCTTGAAGCGGTAGCACTAGCGCTCATCGTTACGGTGTTGCCGCTGATGCTGGATACTGTCGTACCAGATGGTATGCCAAAGCCTTTGACTGGCAGCCCTGCTGCAACTGATGTGCCATCAACCAATACAAGCTGATTGCTGCCGCTTGTAATGCTGCCGATCCTCGTGATCTGACCAAACCTACGCTCGCAACTGCTCAGCCG